TTGGTCTACGAGACGGTTAACAGCAATAGTCTTTCAGCGTTTGTAAAGGAACAAATTGAACAAAATGAGGATAAGCTTCCTGAATGGCTTGATGGCCTTGTAAATGTATATGACAAAACGACAATACATATGAGGAAAACAAAATAAATTTATGAAAGGAGAAATTGAAGATGGGAGAAACAAAGGATTTAGCAGTTGTAAATGAGTTTAAATTACCTGCTTTAAACGATGATATGAGCGAAGCATTTAACGAGGAAATGGAAGGCCTGCCAACTTCATTCGACAGAATCAAAATACCGACAGGTGGAGGACTGACTTTTGAAATCCCTGGTAATGATCCAAACAACCCTGATGTTGTAAAAGAAATAGTAGGTGTCATAGTGGATCATCATCCTATAAATGCTTACTGGCCACAAAAATTTGAAGGACAAAACAATGCACCGGACTGTAGCTCTTTAGACGGCAAAAAAGGTGTAGGAGTACCTGGAGGCAACTGCAAGAACTGCCCATTAAATCAATTCGGTAGTGCGCCGGACGGCAAAGGCAAAGCCTGCAAAAATATGCACAGAGTGTATATTTTAAGAAACGGAGAGACATTACCGCTTTTACTTACATTGCCGCCAACAAGCATCAAACCTTTTGCAGATTATCTGGCTAAAAGAATACTTACAAAAGGTTTGAGATCCTATGGTGTTATAACAAAAATCACACTCAAGAAGGCTACGAACAATTCAGGAATAGTATATAGTCAAGCGCAGTTCCAGCTTGAAAGCGTACTAGATGAAGCTACAACAGAACAATTAAAGATGTATTCACAAGGAATTAAAGCAACAACAAGGCAAATTGATATAGAGGACAGCGACATAATTGAAGTTGAAAATCCTAAAATGGATGAAGAAAATATTCCATTTTAACCTCCCTTGCCGGGCTTTATGCCCGGGAATCCTATCAAAAATGACAATGGGAGGTGAGATTGATGGAAGAATTGGATTCAAAAATTAATTGGCCGCAGTTTTATAGCAATTATTTTAAAGAGATGAAATCAGCAGGACAAAATAAGATGCTTGTTAAATGTCCATTCCATGATGACCAGCACGCTTCTATGTGGTTTAATACAGAAAACGGACTGTGGAAATGCGAAGCCTGCGGAGCGAGTGGAAACGGACAGACATTCCTTGAAAGAATAGAAAACATTGACGGCAAAGAAGCATATAAGCGGCTTCTTAAAATAGCCGGTGAATATAAAGAACCGCAAAAGAAGAAGACGGTCAAATATACCGTTGAAGATTACTGCGCCGAAAAGCATTTTCCGCTTGAATATATAGCGAGTCTCGGGATAAAAAATGGTAAGGTCGGAATTTCTATCCCATACATGGATGAATCAGGGCAGGTTGTAGCAAACCGGCAGAGGTACAATCCACAAAGCTCAATGAGATTTAGCTGGAACAGAGGAAGCAAGGTCCATTTATACGGCCTGTGGAAAATGACAGAATTCAGAGAAAAAGGCTATATTGTGCTTGTCGAAGGCGAAAGCGACGCTCAAACGTTATGGTTATACGGTATACCTGCTTTAGGAGTTCCCGGGGCAAGCATGTTCAATCCTGATTGGGTGCCAGTATTGGAAGGCTTGAAAATATATATCCACCAAGAACCAGATCTCGGCGGAGAAACATTCCTCAAAAGAGTTTGCGATGCGCTAGCATATAAGAATTTTCAAAATGAAGTCTATAAAATACAGATTCCAGGCGTCAAAGATCCCAGTCAGTTGCATATAGAAGATGCAGAGCACTTTGAGCAGCGTTGGGCCGCAGTTATGGAATTGGCTCAAAAAATAGATATAAACGAATACAAGACAAAAGTTGAAGAAGTTTTACCAGGTGCACCTATACAGTTGCGAATGCCACCTGGCTGGAGGATTACGCAGGACGGAATATACAGTATAAACGACAAAACAGGGCTCCCAGAACGTGTTTGTAGGACACCTATCTTATTAAATAGTCGCTTAAAATCTTTAGATACAGGTGAAGAAAAAATTGAAATAGCATTTTTTCGTGACGGAAGTTGGCAAAAAGAAATAGTTCAACGTAGTACAATATTCCAAAGTAGAACCATCACACAACTTGCTGACATAGGTATAACTGTTACGAGTGAAAATGCAAAACACCTTGTTAGATTTTTAGGAGCTCTTGAAGCTGAGAATATAGATATATTACCGATCAAAAAATCTGTCAGTCAACTCGGTTGGTATGGAAAGTATTTTATACCGTTCATAAATGATGATTATGTACTTGATATTGATAGAAATTCGCAGAAATGGGTTAATGCCTATTCAATCCAAGGGGATTTAGAAAACTGGATTAAATGTATAAGTCCTTATAGGAGCAATGATATTTTCAGATTTATTTTAGCAAGTTCCTTCGCTGCTCCACTTTTAAAACTACTCAATCACAGAACATTTTTTGTACACAACTGGGGCGATAGTAGAGGTGGTAAAACTGCAGCTTTAAAAGCGGCTTTAAGTGTGTGGGGCGATCCTGAAGAATTAATGACGTCGTTTAATGCTACAAAAGTCGGACTTGAGAGAATAGCGGGATTCTTTAACGACTTGCCGTTAGGAATAGATGAGCGACAGGTAGCAGGCGGTAAACAGGACTTTATAGACCAGCTTGTATATATGCTTAGCACTGGCTCATCAAAATTGAGAGGTGCAAAATCAGGCGGTATACAAAGTATGAAGACATGGAGAACGATAGTACTTACCACGGGAGAAGAGCCATTAACGACAATGACAAGCCAAACAGGTATAGCGACAAGAACATTAGAAATCAACGGCAAGCCATTTAACGATGAATTTGACGCCAGAAAAGTACATGAGATCACATCAGAGATATTTGGAACAGCAGGCCCTGAATTTTTAAGGCATTTGATTAAAAGTGATATGGCCGAACTGAAAGACAAACATAAAGAAATTCAGGACAAGCTCGCAAATCAATATCCGGACAAGCTTGGCTCTCATATTTCGGCTGTAGCACTTGTAATTTTAGCAGATGAGCTTGTGTCAAAGTGGATTTTTGGAGAGGAAGGCGGATCTTATGAAATGGGATGCGACATATTAGAAAGTCTCGAAGACCTACAAGAAACCGACGTAGTACAAAAAGCATACGAGTATATTCAAGACTGGATCCTCGCAAACAGCAAACAATTTACGAACGATGCCAGAGAACCACGTTTCGGATTCCAGGAAGAAGACATTTATTATATTTTTCCGGCAATATTAGAAAAGGCCTTGAAAGAAGCAGGTTTCAGTTTCAAGAAAACCATGTGGGAATTAGCAAAAAGAAATTTGATATTTTCATCTCGTACACAGAAAAATCGTACTTACACGGTTGTTAAAAAATTCAACGGCAAAGCAACACGATTTATAATGATAGATTTATCGAACCTTGAAAATTTAGAAGAAACACCTCCATTTTAATAAAAGCGGTTACACCGAGTTACATCAAGTTACACCACTTGGTGTAACCGCTGGAACCCGCATGGCTGTAAGCTTTATATACACCAAAATATATAGTTACACTGGTTACACCAAAATATATATAATATATAGTTTTTGTAACGTTCAGCAAAATAATTTAATTTCTTATCGTTACTTTTTTATACAAGGTATATATTTTCAAAATGGTGTAACCGCTAAAAAATATATCTAAAACCCGCATGGCTGTAAGGTTGTTTCGGTTACATCAATGGTGTAACTTTGGTGTAACCATAATGTAAATTTGTAATCAAAAAGGGGGTTAATGTTATGAATGACAAAATTAAACAATTAGAATATCTAAAATCACGTCTCAAAAAAGCATATTCACTTCCAAAATCAGAACAACAAAAATGGAAAAAACAAATAGAAGAGCTGGAAAAAGAAATATCACAAATTGAAAATGAACTTGGGATTTATACACAAGATAAAGCAGAAAAACTTTTATTACAAGCAATTGAAAAGTTAGCTACTTCTTTAATATGGCCGGATGTCGATTTTGACGAATTCTTTGCAAAATATCCGGAACTGGGGAAAAGACAAAAAAAAGCAGAACAGAAAGTTAATACAACATTTAAAACAGGTGGCTTAACAGTTTTTGAAAAAGCATTAAAAGATTATATTGATATTTACATTGAAATAAATTCTCTTTTAAATAGCAAAAAAGAGAAGGAAACATACGAGCAGCTCGGATTTATTTTATTGGAACCTGTTGACCCTGAATATAAAGAAGCAGTAGAGGTGTTTAAAAATTGGAACGCATAGAGAAACTGTTAGGCGAACAGTTAGAACAACAGTTACCCAAACAGTTCCATAAACCGTTTGGCAAACAAGAAAAAGAAAAAGAAGAAGAAAAAGAAGAAGAAAAAGAAGAAGAATATAGAGATATATTGTCGTCTGACGACGACGCGGCATCTGAAGATGAAAAAACTCATGACGCCATTAAGCCACAAGAGGTTGTTGA